GAAACCCTGGTTCAACGAAAATTTAAACTTTAGCCTTTAAGTGTTTGCAACTTAAGATCTCTTTTATTAGATCCCCCCCCCCAACATGTCCCCAGCGCCGAACCTCCGCTTCATAAAGAAGCTTCCCGCTCAATGGAAGGCCCCAACCCTGAACTTAAATGTTCCCGGTCCCCTTGACATGAGACGTAAAATCGTTCTCAAAGCCATGTACAAGAATTACGACCCTACTTTTGTAGAGGAAGTAAAAGCTCAACGTCGTTCCGACTCTTCGAACGAAGCTCTAATTGATGACTTCATGAAGACAGAACAGCCCGAAGTACACGTAAACAAAGATTCTCACTATCTACGTGCCCTTAAGGTCATGACCGCTGCTTTTAAACCTAAGGTCCTGTACAAGCCCGTCTCCTTCCCTGACCTACGCTACTACCCCTGGCGTCAGAATGTAAGTGCAGAAGTGCCCTACGCTCGAAATCCCAAATGGATTGCTTCCCTAGCGAAGAAATTCCGTGATGGCGAAATCGACAACGCTTCGACTACGTTCCGCAACTTGTTTGATGAAATCTTTTGGATTAATCGAACACTGGTTCATAAAATTAAAGATGGTTCCTCAACCTTCTTTGAGTCTGATGGTACCCCTAGACCCTATTACTGGGTTAACCTTCACGCTCGCGCACATGTCGTTGGTCCCGACGACGACGACAAAATTCGTGCTGTCTTTGGAGTTCCAAAACTCCTTTTGATGGTCGAAAACATGTTTATCTGGCCGATGCAAGCCGATCTCCTCAACCGTGACTCAAAACACTCCCCTCTCTTATGGGGCTGTGAAATCATGCGTGGTGGATGGAAACGAATTCGCAATCTTGTTGATATTAAGACAAGAGGCAAATTCAACTCCGTTCTCTGTGCTGACTGGTCTCAGTTTGATCGACGTGCCCTTTTCAGCATCATTGATGATGTCCATTCGATATGGAAAACTTTCTATGATATGTCTGGAACTTATCAGCCAACAAATTTCTACCCCAACGCTTCTACGGATTCTGAAAGATTCGAGAACCTTTGGAACTGGTTCACTCACAATGTGAAACACTACCCGATCGCCCTTCCCAATGGTAAAGTATACCAATGGACAAGAAATGGAATCGCATCAGGATATCAAGAGACACAAATTCTTGATTCTTGGGTTAATGGCATAATGCTATTGACTGTTCTCTCCAAACTCGGAGTTAACATCGAAGCTCCTCACTTCTTCTTCAAATTACAAGGAGACGATTCGATTTGCTGTTTTGCTGAACCTTTCCTACGTCTTTACGGACGCGAACGCTTTTTATCTATGATAGAAAAAGAAGCTGCGCTTCGATTCAACGCTAAACTCAGCGCTGAAAAGACTTATTTAACTGAGAACCTTGACGGTGCTCATGTTTTAGGATATGGAAATACATCAGGAATTGCATTCCGAACAGATCTTGATCTGTTAACTCATCTTCTCTTCCCAGAGAGGCCACAGTCGCTTGAAGCGACAGCTGGCTCAGCGATGGGTATTGCAATTGCCGCGATGGGATGTTCCCACCAGGTCTACGACACATGTCGTGACGTCTTCGACTTCATTACAAAAGAACTTGGACGAACATACCACCTTACTGCTCATGATGAAAGAAAATTAACCTACCTTTATGGAGGTGAATTTAGAAATGAAATCTTATCACTTCAGTCTCAATATGAGACGATTCGATTTCCTTCTTATCTTTCAACCTGGCTGCAGAACTTCATCCTCGTTTCTCGTGATGAGTCAGACCGTAACAGGTCCTGGCCTACGGATCCCTCCCGAACTGGAGGTTTCTGTTTCATTTAGATTCTTTTTTGGCAAGTTTTACACCCG